GGACCGGGGGCTCCGCAATCGGAGAGGGCGAGTGAAAGGACAAGAAACTCTCGCTTTTTCGATGCCCGCCAGAACATCGCTCCGAGGCTCCTGCCCCCGATCCACTAAACGAATAACCCATCATCTTCCTCGTCTGGGCTGGAGAAAGCCTCCAAAGCCTCGACGGTTTCATAGTGATGGATAGTTGCACGGTGTAGCCCATCTTGGAGGGCCCAACGAATGTGCGGAAGAGCCCGTTTTCCTTTGAGCTTTTGCGCTACTTCTTGGAGGACGGTCGACCAGTTACCGATCCCTTCCTCCAGGATTCTCTCGGAAACTTTCTGGGCAACGTCGCCTATCCACTCCAGGCCGGGGGGGTAGGCAATGATGTAGCCTCCTGCGCGTAGCCCTTCTGCAATGTTCATGGGAGCCATCCCAGGGAACACCGACAAACGGTCACCCGAAACGTAGTCAGGTTGGGGGCGGAAACAAAGCTGGTATTTCCAAGGAGCAGCGGTCGCCTCGTAAACAGCGCGGCCAATCACGTCGACCATTCCACTGAACTTCTCGGGCAGTTGCCCTGGAAGGGCGGGGCCTCCTCGGATGAACTTCCCAGAAGAGTTGCGCGGGGGTTGTTCGTGGCAGTTGAAGATAACGATACTTCCCTGGGCAGTTGCGGCGCGAGCCATGTCACGAACCTCCAGAACGTCACGAGTCAGCGCAGACCACATGCCGCCTCGCCCCTTGCTACTCTCGTACTCATTGATGGTGGACTCCACCATAAGAGAGAAGTCGTCGATAACAATTGAAGGAGGGTTCTCTTCAAGCGCCTTCTGGATTTCAGTAATCGCTTGGGGAACGAGGGTTGCATCTCGTACGTCCAGCTTTTCAATCCCTAAGAACTTTCGGGCAGACAGGAGTCCGGAAGGGGCTCCGATAAAGACCCCGTTTGCTCCTGCCGCCGCGCTTGCGACTGTCTTCCCCGCTTTACTGGGTCCATAGAGGCAGATGAATACGCCCCCATCTGACCCAACAGTCTTGCCATTGGAGCCATTAGCTCCATTTGACTTAGCCATGATTTTCTCCTCATACACACAGATTTAGAACACTAACACGAAGACCCGCCGAAGCGACACAAGTCATAAGCAGAACACGCACCGTACTTCCCAAAGCACGTTTGATTGTTGAGAGCCATTGGCCACTCCTCAATGGGCTTTCCTTCCCACTGGGCAATCCGGCGCTCGCCTTCCTCGATTACTTTCACGAACCACTTGAGTGCTTGGGGTGCAGGCTCAAGGGGACGTCGATCAAAGTCGACAGGCTTGGACAGCTTGATGCGGTTGACCATGACACCCGCAAAGGATTCGCCATACTTAGCTTTCCCGAATAATTGGTAACCAATAAATTGGCCGTCAAGTATGTGCTGGCGCAGGGTCTTAGAGTTGAGCCGATAAGCACTCTTGTGATCGACAATCCAAACCCGGTCATTCACGTCTCGAATAATCAGGTCGGCGCGTTGGGTGTAGAGATGCTTCTGCGCTCCAAGATGTGCGCGTAGTTCGTACTCTACCTCCAAGACTTCCCACTCTTCAAAATGCCAGTTTCTGATATACTCCGAACAGGCATACTGAATCTGCTCGATAGCACTCGTCCACAGTGGAGAACTTTCCTCATTCTTCAGGGCGAGTGCTTCAATCGCAGCGGATGCGGTCAGCCAGTCGTCTGGGTTCCCTCCTGTCTGCTTCTCCTTGAGCCTCTGGTAGTGGTGAGCCAAGCCCACATGGATCAGTGATCCGTTCACCAGCGGGGCGCTCATAGGGAAGTCGAGCCCCCCTACCTCGCGCCATGCGAACAATCGTGGACACCGGATCACGTTCTGGATGCGGTGCCACCCCCTCTCTGAGGGACCAGCGTCTAACAATTTCATCGTACCTGCTCCACATATAGTATCATACTGATTATCACTTGCAACACACAAGATGTCAAGAAGATGTCAACTGGGCAACTCTTGCCAGCAAACGTTCTGCAGAACCTTCAGTGAGGTCGATGCCTTCGAGGGCAGTTTCAATCTCTTCTGCAGCTTGGTCTTCCACGATTTCTCCGACGTGCGGTAGCTTCTCTAAAAGCAAATCCGCAACACGTTCATCAACTGTTGTCCGGGCGATTAGGTAGGCCACCAACACCGGGCGCTCCTGCCCCAACCGGGCAAACCTTCCCTCCCATTGGATGACCTTATCGGGCGTCCAAGGCAGCATAGCAATGAGGGCAAGGTCAGTATCCTGTAGGTCTACACTCTCGCCCCAAGCGTCTCCTGTCCCCACCAGGAGGGCTGGCCCTTTCGCGGCCATGTACTCGTTGCGGATTCGATCTCTGTCTTCGGGCTCTGTTCCACCATGCGCCCACCAAATCTTTGATTGCCACGCCTCGTGGCAGGCGCTCTTCAATTTATCTGCGAGCCTTTCACAATCCAAACGACGCCCAGTAAACACGACCACTTTCTGGTCGGACTTCATGGCTGTAAGAACGCGGTCCTCTACATACTTGTGCTTACGAGACGCAGCTTCCATCAGTAGTGTCTCAAAGAAGCTATCCCGCGCTTCCCCCTCGCCCTTCTTGAGAGCCCGTACGGCCTTAGAAAGCTGGCGCTTCATGGCAGCGGGTTTGTTCTGCTGCTCTATAGAGAGTCGTACTACTTCCCTTCTCTTCTTGGGCAGGTGCTTGTTCACTTCCTCCCGAGACACTCGAGACTTCACATAATCGAGCCGCCCCTTCAATTCAGGCGCGTTGCTCAGTCCTGTGTACTCGTAGCCATATCCATTGTGCTGTCCCGCGCAGTACCTCATACCGAATTGATGGAAGCTTCCCCACTGCCAGGGCTCAACCAAATCCAATTGAGTCCAGAGGTCACGTACTCGTCCAGGGATAGGAGTAGCAGTCATACCGAGTTTCCAGTTAGCCACTCGGGCAACCTGACGCGCCGAGTCCAAAGAGTTTCCCAGTCCCTCGAAGCGGATGTTGCCGTCCTTCTCGACCACAGCCTTGGTGTGCTTGGGACGACGCAGCCAATGAATCTCATCCCAGATAATGACGGAGGGATTCAGGAGGAGAAGAGCCTCTCTCCAATACTTCATGGTTTCCCACGCTGTGATGTAGAGAACGTCTCCGGACACCTCAATCTCTCCGGGCCGTTGTCCTTTCAGAACGACGGGTGTGAGATGCGTGTAGCGCTCGCACTGCTCTGCCCACGTCCCTCGGGCTGCGGCTTTGGTGACCACGAGTTTCACACCACTCGGGCAGACAGCGGAGGCGTAGACCAAACCCACGAGTGTCTTACCCGCGCCGGGAGGAGCCCACACATGTGCTCCCGGAATAGCCAGGGCTTTTGTGAGCAGCCTTCTCTGGTGCTCTTTCACGAAGCCAGACAAGTCTCCCCGAATGAGCCGACCACGAAGGGCAGTCTCTACAGTGCTGTCTTCCGTCTGGGCAGAGACACCGGGTGTCCACCCCAACACCTCGTGGGCGTTGAAAGGAACTCGGTATCCACTACCGTTCTTGTTCTTCCAGATTCCTGGAATATCATCACAGCCAGGAGGAACACTCCTGGTGAATACAAATGGCCTCATACCTTCCTCGCCTGCTTATGAAGGGCTCCCGACACCGGGCATCTCGATTACCTTTTCGTTGGGCTTGGTAATCGTGAGTCCCGTATAGGATTGAAAACGTCGTCCACCAGATTGAACCCACTGGACGGCTACCTTGTCTACTTCCACCATCCCAAGTCGGAGGGTGGATTCCGGTCGGATATCTTTCCGTCCGTTGCGTTCGCACCATGCTCGATAAGAACCATAGAGCAACTCGCAGGAGATAATCCCGCGACCGATTGCCACGTCTGCTCCCTTCAGAGTCACGTAGTCTGGACCTGGGGGATAATCGGAGAGGGTGGCAGCCGCGCCAACCTCCTGGATAAGGTCCACGAAATGGTCGACACTCCCTCGTGATGCTTCTTGGAGCAGCTTCCTGGCAGGCGCAGCATAGGGCCGAGAGATCAGCTTGTAGTCTACAGCCATCGTATGAAGCTCGGCAGCGAAGGCACGAATCTCAACGCCGAAGCTCTTGGAATACCTACCCAGCTTTGGGTTGAAACACTTGGCGAGCATTCGTCGGTATTCCCAGTCACAACTCCCGGGCACGAGAACCGTGAACCTACGGTCATCCTTCTCCAGCATGAGAGGACGGCGGTCGTTGGAAGTGAGCCACCACGTCATGCGGTTTTCTACTTCCGTCCGGGCCGCGTACGGAGCGCGACAGGGAACACGGTCGTCTGTGATGTAGGACTTGAGGGCAGGGATAACGGCGTCGGTATCTCGTGAGCCTCCGACTGCTACCTCGTCGGCGAGTACCAGAAGTCTCGTGACAAAGGAAGCGTTGAAAGAGTCACGCAGAGAACGGTTGGAAACAATGGCGGAGTTTCTTTCCCCTACAATATGGGCAAGGATTCTCCCGTACATGCTCTTCCCAACTCCCTGCTGCGGAGACATCGAGAGAACAGCAACCATTGAACGACGCTCGGGGTGCTGAACAACCGAGGCACTCCAGTGCATCATCCATTCGATTGCCTTCTCGTCTTCTCCGCAGAGAACCTCCAGAAGTTTCTTCACCCTGGGCCAGTCTCCAGCCAAAGGCTTTATGTCTGGTTTTGCATAAAGATTCAGTGTCGGGCCGATGCCTTCTTCCATGACGACTGGACCCCGCGAAGAGTCACAGTTGAAGCCATAGACTTGGCGGGAGAGAATGTGGTCGACCAAAGCGTTGACGTGTCTACCGTCCAATCCATCCGTCAGCTTTCCGATGAGGTGATTGACGATACCATCCTTGCGTAGCGGCGAGCCTACTTGCCATGCGCCACGTTCTCGTCTGTAGAAAACATTCTGGGGAGCATTGAATACAATGTTCTGGTCCACGTAAAGGAGCAGCTTGTCGGGAGTCTCATCCAGCAGGGCTTTCCTGGTGAGCACAGAGTGAGCAGCACCACCCTTCTTTTTCTTCTTCCCTACCTTCTTTCCATCCTCACCTCGCAACCAGAACTGTTTCTGGTCATGGTCATGGCGTTCGCTCATGCACATGAGGAAAGCTCGACCATCATTCATCACTCGGAGAAAAGCACTTCCGAACGAGGCGTCTTCTTGGAAGGGACACGCGCACTTATGTTTCGCGGCACCCAGGGGGATGAGGTCGGAAACCGTAGCGGCGTCTTGCTTGTCCTCTGAAAGGAAGAGGCTCGTACCACCGTGAAGAGAGAGCCCAGCATTCTCGGCTACAGAGTCGTCAGACTCGGAGTCGTTTGTATCTGCCATCAATGAATCCACACACAAGGGAGGAAAGAATACCTCTAAGTAACTTTGAAAGGAAGCACCTGTGCGACGAATTGGTACGACGTAGTGGCGGGAAAGATCATTGCACCCCGTGTCCACGCCCTCCGTGTATCCGACAAGCTCAAGGGCACGCTCCCTTGCGAGCTTGAACTCTCTTCTTTTTAGGGGGCGAGAGAGGAAGAGGATTACTCGGTAACGGGGCGTCTCGTCAGTGTGTGACCACGTAGTATAAATAGCGAAGGCAAGACCCAACTCCACAAGTTGGTCGCGAAGACGTTCGGCGCTCCACTTGGGATGGTCGTAGTCGAAGACAATCGCGGAGATAGATTCCACGTTGTCGTTGGAGCGCGTCTTTCCCTGGGCATAGAGAGCCGGGCTCCAGCAAGCAAGCTTACTCTTGGGATAATCCTGGTGCTTCCAAGGAGGAGCGCAGAAGAACTTCTCGAGTTGATCGGCTTGCTTGACAAGAATACTGAAAGGGCGTACAGTAGTGTAGCCGCCTTGGAACAAGGAAAAGCGCCAAGGAAGCCAAGAGATCTCTTTCACGATTGACTCCATTGAGCCTCGTTTCCTCCTCACCTACCAAGCAGGGGGGAAACGGGGCTCTTCTATAGGTGGGTTAGTCCATGATGCCACAACGCTTTGGATGGAACCAAGCGAGGGGGCGAGAATCATTGCGACGGATTTGCTTGCGGAAGAACCCATTTTCCTTCAGTAGGCGAGAGAGTTGATTCTTGTAGGCTTTGGGACGGATGATCATATCAGGGCCTACCGCTGCAATCAGGTCATCAAGTGTGAAACCATAGTCAGCAAGATCCCAGGCAGCACGAAGGACAACCGGTGCTTCTGGATAACAGTCTTCTCCGGGCAACGCTTCCGGGGCAAGAGAACCCATGAGTAGTGGCCACTCTTTCATCCCACGAACAGCGAACTGCAGGGCGAGTGCCGTTGCTTCCAGGCGTGAACATCCTATGCTTCCGGACAGTGATTCCGAGAGAGAAACCATCTCTTCTCGTATGGTTTGCGCTTCCATGTTGGGCTCCTATTGTGTCACTCAAGGTAAAGTAACCTCGAGTTTAGGGGTGAGTAAAAATGGGGGGATTGAAAAACGGTATCTAACTGTTAGTTGATTAGTTTGACAAAGACTAAAGTTTATAAAGAGGTAAAAGAAATAGTCGGTTGACTGACACGTCGAGATATCAGGTAGTTACTAACGTCAACCGACGTTACTTGACAGGGTGGGGGGTGGGTACCCAGGGGGTTGAACCTCGTCAGTCATGTCATTATAACCCAGCCTACATGTCAGTACAACCCTATTTCTGGGGTGTCCATCAAATACTTGGTAGGTGTCATGAGACATACTGCACAGGTGTTCAGTCACGTAGCGGCTCTTCAGGGCGTAGCGGCGGCAGGAAGATGGGGGGCTGGCACGTTCCCCCCGGGTTGGCGGGGGGAGGAGGACTATTCGGACGGGGTGTCCCAAGAATCCTGGCCAGATAGAACGGAGTCCAA